GATCATCTATCGCGACGAAAGTATGCGCACAGCCTGCTCTCCCGATGGTTTATGCAGTGACGGCAATGGCCTTGAGCTGAAATGCCCGTTTACCTCCAGGGATTTCATGAAGTTCCGGCTCGGTGGTTTCGAGGCCATAAAGTCGGCTTACATGGCCCAGGTGCAGTACAGCATGTGGGTGACGCGAAAAGATGCCTGGTACTTTGCCAACTATGACCCGCGTATGAAGCGTGAAGGCCTGCATTATGTCGTGATTGAGCGGAATGAAAAGTACATGGCGAATTTTGACGAGATGGTGCCGGAGTTCATCGAAAAAATGGACGAGGCACTGGCTGAAATTGGTTTTGTATATGGGGAGCAATGGCAATGAAGCATCCTCACGATAATATCCGGGTAGGCGCGATCACTTTCGTCTACTCCGTTACAAAGCGAAGCTGGGTATTTCCCGGCCTTTCTGTTATCCGAAATCCGCTGAAAGCACAGCGGCTGGCTGAGGAGATAAATAATAAACGGGAGAGTGTATGATTCATTTTCACGGTGGTCCAATAACTCCCGATACCTGTGCGTTGAAAGCCTGGAAAGGCAGACACGCATTCATCAGTTTTGCTAATCCAGCTCAGATTGATCTGGCTTCCGAAGTCACCCAATCATTTGCTCTTGATAATGGTGCATTCACATTCTGGACAAAAAACAAGGCCATAGACTGGAATGAATATTACAGATTTGTTGAACGCTGGGGTAATCACCCTCGTTTCTCATTCGCGGTTATCCCGGATGTTATCGGCGGAACCAGTGAAGAGAATGACGCCCTGATTGCGGCATGGCCTCACGGTAAATTTATTGGTGCTCCGGTGTGGCACATGAACGAACCAGATGAGCGATTTATTCGTCTGTGCCATGAGTTTCCCCGCGTCTGCATCGGCTCGATGGGGGAATACGATGCAAAACGACCGAGAGCGTGTCGGGCTAAACTACGCGATCTTATACGTCATGTTGTAGATCAGTACGGCTACCCAATCACCAAGATTCATGGGTTACGGATGTTAAATAAAGACATTTTTACTCATGTACCGCTTTCGTCTGCAGACAGCACGAACGTCGCAAGAAATATAGGCATCGACAAATCCTAGGTAGGTTCGCCATATGCTCCCGCAAGTAAAGAAACCCGTACGCAAGTTCTTGTGGAACGCATTGAATCATTCAACAGTGCCAGTTCACTTAATTACAACGCTGAACGGGACGTCTTTACCCCTCAACTGGCATTCGAAGTGTGAGGCCAATATGACAATAGAACATAATAACGCCCTTCGCAGCATTGCCCGTCAGGCTAATTCTGAAATCAAAAAAGCCAGACAGCAGTTTCCGGATAAAAACGTCGATGACATTTGCCGTAGCGTACTGAAGAAGCACCGCGAAACGGTAACGCTGATGGGATTCACACCGACTCACTTAAGTCTGGCAATCGGTATGTTAAACGGCGTCTTTAAGGAACGGTGAACATGAAAAGCAAAATCATCAGGGAGCTACAGGCTCCTTTTTTATTATTCGCATTCACCCTCAAGCGTATTAACCAACAATTCAGGGATTAATGGAAGATGGCAGACCTCATTGATTCAGCATCAGAAATTGAAGAATTACAGCGCAACACAGCAATAAAAATGCGCCGCCTGAACCACCAGGCTATATCTGCCACTCATTGTTGTGAGTGTGGCGATCCCATAGATGAGCGAAGACGCCTGGCCGTTCAGGGTTGTCGGACTTGTGCAAGTTGCCAGGAGGATCTGGAGCTTATCAGTAAACAGAGAGGTTCGAAGTGAGCGAAATTAACTATCAGGAACTGCGTGAAAAGGCAGAGAAAGCAACTAAAGGAAGCTACATCGTAGGGCATACATCTGTTAACCAGCACGGCAATTTAACAGGAGTTTTTGTTTGTCAAAAATGGAAAGGAGAACCCGGTGGCGTGATTGCCGAATGTCATGTTAACTGCCTGATTGAATCAGATGCTCAGGCTTATGCAAACGCTGAATTTATAGCAGATGCTAACCCAGCTACCGTACTGGCGCTACTGGATGAACGGGAAAGAAACCAGCAATACATCAAACGCCGCGACCAGGAGAACGAGGATATTGCGCTTACGGTTGGGAAGCTGAGAGTTGAGCTTGAGGAGACAAAATCAAAACTCAACGAGCAGCGTGAGTATTACGAAGGTGTTATCTCGGATGGGAGTAAGCGTATTGCTGAACTGGAGAAAATCGCCACTGACTATGCACTGAAATTTCAGAAAGCCCAGGACGCATTAAAGTACGCTGTTTTGCTGCGCAAATCAGGGCAGGAAGCACGGGAAATAAAACCAGCCAAAGGCGAAGTTCTTGTCGTTGTATCTGGTTTTACTGGTTGCGGAAAAAGCGCCATCGCCGGGGAAATAGAAATCGCGATGAAGTCTATTGGTGTACCGGTTAAGTGGACTAATGGCGATGCGGAAAAGCGCATGACAGGAGCTGACTGGCTGACAGCGATTGAGATGTACAAACCAACAGTGCGCATCGTGGAAGTTAATGTGCCACGCGCCGCAGGCATTCGCATCAAAGGAGGTGCGTAATGCGTGTCGCGTTTATCGGTTTATTACCATACCCGACTCGTTTTTGGGCTTCTGCGCTAATTGCAAAGCCGCATGTACTGATGGCTGACAACATCATCCCGGCACCAAAGCGCCGCCATACCGGTATTGCGGCTGCACGACGCGAAGCAAAGAAACGCAGGAGAGCAAAACGATGAAAAACCGTAAGGCAAAAATTCTGTTAGCTCGCAGAAACGGTGTTGGGGTCTGGCGCTGGTTGAGGATTAGTAACAGACGAGTGAGGTTGACGGGGTGTTGCGGGGTGATGGGGCACAGCTGTTGCAAAAAGCCCAGCGCGTCACAGAACAGGCGGAAGAAAGGGTACGCAGTAAGATGAAAAACCGTAAAGCAAAGATGCTTATTTCCCGTGTATACAGACGTTGCTATCCCAGCCAGTGGTTGAGAGTTAGCAATCGCCGTGTGGTGTTGTACTTATATTCTGGAATTGCCAGAGAGGGAATCAAAGATAAGCGCAGCGCGGCGCAAAACCGCTGGAAAAAACACTTGCGCACTAAAGGAGCCTGATATGTCTATTGCCGCAAGTTACACCATGCATCTCTATTGTGACTGCCGCCAGTGTACGGAAGGTGTATATCCAGTGCCAGACTTCGGTGAGTATATCGGTACGTCATGGTCTGGTTGTGCAAAAGAGGACCGTAAAGACGGGTGGCGAATAAGCAAAGACAAAACACGTGCTTTTGCGCCAGGGCATAAAGTTTTAAGGATTAACACATGACCACTATTACCAAAGAACGTATTGAATTGTTCATTAAAAATCCGCTTGAAAACGGGCTTACTCGTGGCGAACAAATGGAACTGGCACGAATTGCACTGGCATCACTGGAACGCGAACTGATTCGCCACGAGCATGCCAAATGGTCTGACTCCACATTTGGCTGCGTTGGCCCCATTGGTCCACTGAAACACCTCTCAAAAGAGGCTCTGGAAGCCGCAGCCGAACCAGACGATCTCAGCGAGTGGGCTGATATGCATTTCCTGTTGTGGGATGCACAGCGCCGTTCTGGCATCAGCGATGCTGAAATTACCGCTGCTATGGAAGATAAATTGAAGATCAACATGGAGCGCCAGTGGCCTGAACCAAAAGATGGTGAGCCTCGCTTGCACATTAAAGAACCCGGCAACTCTCCGGTAATTCCGGATGGTTTATCCACGGTACGAGCTGAGGCTTATCAGGTTGTAGGAGTTATGGCAGATGCGCTTGGTGTATTCGGTGATGCAGCAGTACAGAAAGTTCTGGATAACCTGTCACAGCAAAAACTTGTTCACAGAGATGTGCTGCCGTTCTCGCTTCCGGTAACTCCGGATGGTTGGATAAGCTGTAGTGAGCGAATGCCGAACGATAAACAGTATGTTTGGTGTTGGGGTAAGTCTTACGGCTGGACTGAGTGCGATACCTTCGAAGGGTATTACGATTGTTCGAGAAACAAATGGTGGGCAGTTACTGACAATGGGGAAGAACCGGCATCGAAAGTAACCCACTGGATGCCGCTGCCAGAACCGCCGCAGGAGGTGAATCAATGAGCTGGCCTGATGCAATCGTAACTCTGGGGATGGTATTCGCAGTAGCGTTTGTTGTGTACTCGATTTGTCGATGGGGATAACCACATGTTCGCTTTGATTCAACGCGGGCAGATATACACCGATAGTGCTGGCTACCCGATAAAAATTGTTCGCTGCATAAACAACACTGTGTTGTACAGAAGAATGGATGGGCGAACACAGTCAGTAAAAATAAACGATTTCAATGAACTGTTTGAACGGATTGATCACCAAGAATACCGACAAATTCTGGCAGAAACAGAGCAGGAAGCTCATCTGAAAAAATTACGGGCCATGAAAAGGAAGTAAACAATGAATAAAGCATTTGAACGATGGGTCCACCAGCGTTACAGCAATCGCTATGATCTGACGCGAGATGTTGACGGTTTCTACTGTCGTGAAGTTGTGAAGCGAATGTTTGACGTGTGGTGCCACTGCCGTGGATGAAAATTTTATGAGGTTGGCATGCAGACAATCATCTATCAGATAACCCCCAGCAAATGGTGTACGGAGAGAGTCCTCATTGCATCAACAGGGCTAAAGCCTGGCACCATTGAGCGGGCAAGAAGAAAGTCATGGATGCAGGGAAAAGAATACCGCCATTACGCTGTAGAAGGTGATCCGGGGCACTACAGTGAATGCCTGTACAACATCGAAGAAATTATGCGATGGATCGAAAACCAGAAACAACCAGGTGCCAAAAATGCAAGTTCCGGTTAACCTGTTAATGCTCCTGGACGTCTGGGAGGTTTAATGAGTAACGCATCATACCCGACAGGCGTTGAAAACCATGGAGGATCACTCCGTATATGGTTTCACTATAATGGCAAACGTGTCAGAGAAAACCTCGGTGTTCCTGACACAGCCAAAAACCGGAAGATCGCTGGTGAACTTCGCACTTCCGTTTGTTTTGCAATCAGAATGGGGAGTTTCGACTACGCCGCGCAGTTCCCTAATTCCCCTAACCTGAAACACTTTGGTCTGGGAAAAAGAGAGATAACCGTTAAGGCACTTTCGGAAAAATGGTTGGACCTTAAGAAAATTGAGATTTGTGCGAATGCACTTAACCGTTACCAGTCAGTAATTAAAAACATGTTACCAATGTTAGGTGAAAAAAAACTGGTTTCATCCATAACAAAAGAGGATTTACTTTTCGTAAGGAGAGATTTGTTGACCGGTTACCAAAAGCTTTCTAATGGAAAGACTTCTTCCATAAAAGGGCGCTCAGTGGTCACGGTAAACTACTATATGACAACCATAGCTGGAATGTTTCAATTTGCAACAGATAATGGTTATACCTCAGGAAACCCATTTAACGGTCTGGCCCCCTTAAAAAAGTCCAAGGTAAAACCAGATCCTCTCACCCGTGACGAATTTATTCGTTTTATTGAAGCTTGCCGTCATCAACAAACAAAAAACCTGTGGATTCTCGCTGTATACACGGGTATTCGTCACGGGGAGCTGGTATCGCTGGCATGGGAAGATATAGATCTTAAAGCAAGGACTATAACCATCCGTAGGAATTATACAAAACTTGGCGAATTCACTCCACCAAAAACCGATGCTGGCACCGGAAGGACAATTCATCTGGTTCAACCAGCTATTGATGCTCTTAAAAGTCAGGCGGAAATGACCATGCTTGGAAAGCAACATTCTGTAGAGGTAAAGCAGAGGGAATATGGGAGAAGTACTGTGCATAAATGCACTTTTGTTTTTAGTCCTCAGGTAATAAAACAGCGGCAGTTTTCCGGACCGCACTATAAGGTTGACTCCATCAGGGAGTCATGGACAAGTATCTTAAAACGCGCAGGTCTGAGACACAGAAAATCGTACCAATCCAGGCATACTTATGCATGCTGGTCACTTGCCGCTGGAGCTAATCCTAGTTTTATCGCAAGCCAGATGGGCCACACAAACGCACAAATGGTATTCAATGTTTACGGAGCATGGATGAAAGACAACAATCACGAACAGATAGAACTCCTTAACAAAAGACTATCTGAAAGTGTCCCATGTATGCCCCATAAGAAAGCTGGGTAAAATAAAAACTTGCAAAATCAATTAGTTTACCCTTAATCCCTGTCACGTTACGCGCGTG